AAATCTATGACATTGTAGACTGTAGAACTTTTGATGTCGTAAATATATATGGTACTCAAGATATGTATGTTGATGATGAAGGACTCTTGATAAACAATCAAAGATACTTTAGTATTAATGGTAGAAACTACGGAGGTAAAGGTTTGTTATTATCTCATGATGATGAAGGAGAAACAACAAGTACAAATTTAGATTTACAAATGGTTCAAGATATGGTACAATTCTTACCTGAAGGACACATAGAAACTCCTTACATGGAGTTCAGAGCATGGAAATAATATGAATCAGAAACAAATTAAGAAACTTAGAAAACGAATCAAGCCTATCCAAATGGAATGGCTAGAAAGTTTATTGCCTGTTGAACAAGCACAGACTATTACAATAGATAATGTTGAGGACTTACTTCCTGAACAGACACATGCTTTTGGTCAAGGGCAATTACATATGTCATACATGACAGACAAGTGGATAATGAAATACTTAAAACAATATCCAAACATAACAACATATCAAGAACTCATGGAGGTATCAGGTAATGGATGAGTATGTAATAGATGTTAGAATAGATGGACATAAAGATAAACTAAAAACTTTCTGCACCTCTATCTATTCTGCTATTGATAGTATGATAGGTATAGAAATGGTTGATGATATCAAATCAGTCACAAGAACTTTAGATGGTAAAGTGTGGGACGTGAAAGATATTGACATGCCTTATCTCAGAGACATAAGAAAACAAATGGATGAAAACATTTTATCAGATGCTTTCAAAACAGTAGAAGATTTAATTATAAAAAACTAAAAAGGATTAATATGAAATTTAATATAAAAGATGTCAACTATATAGGAATAATAATAGTACTAGTAATTGCTCTAGTTTCTTTACATATACAATATCAAAATGATTCATACACTAGAGTTATGAATTGTTTTAAAGATGTAGTAGATGAACCTGAATTTTGTCAGGAATTTTATTTACAATATAAGGATTAACATGACTGAAGGCTTTACAAAAATGAGCAAAGATGAATACAGAAAGTTTACTGACTGGATTGCTTTACATGGAGAAGAACTTTATCAGAACAAGATAGCATATGAAACAAGATGGAATAGTACTGATGAGTTTTGGGTAAGACTTTGCGATGAAAATAATTATAAATTAAATGATATAATGCTTGACATTGACGAAGCGTTCTGATAGAATGTGCAACATGACATCGAGTAACCAAAGAACTTTAAGCCCTCTATCTCCAAATAATAAACTATTTGGTTTGGCTTCAGTCCATGACTTCGAGAGTAGTCAGCTCAAAACTCTCCCTATTTTTAACGAACTATTAACTAAACCGTAGGAGGTAAATATGATAGTAGATGGAACTGCGTATTGGGCGAGTATTAAAGAACCCAATACCACATTTGAACCAATGTACACAGTCAACTTAGTTGTTGATGAAGAGACTGCAAATAGTTTTGCATCTCGTGGACATACCATTAAGCAGATGGATGAAGGTTCTGCTATAGTAATCAAACGTAAAGTCAATGGACCGAATGGTATGGTCAGGACTGCACCTAGATTACTAGACCAAAACAAACAGGAAGTTAATCTTGCTGTAGGTAATGGCTCTAAGGTTAGAGTACAGTACAATGAATACGATTGGGAATATGCAGGTAAGGCAGGGAAAGGTCTCGACTTACAGGCTGTTCAGATTGTAGACTTGGTGGAGTATAAGTCGCAAGACGGCTCTGAATTTTTTGATGATGACGAGGAATTTTAGTATGATAATTACTATTAAGAATGATGAAGGTGAATCAGTCTATGATGTTTCAAAGATTGAAGATGAAGAAAGAAAAGCAGGTGCTAATGTTACTATCAGTAAGATAGGTACACTGAATGTACTAGTAGAGGCATTGAACTTTGCTTCACAAGGACATCAGAGTAATCTTGAAGCTGTGCTGAAAGAAAGCCCTGAAGCTGTAGTAGAACAGCAAGATGAAGCAGAGGTATCTGACGAGTCTGAATAACTATAACTCGGCTAGGTGTAAAAGCCTAGCCACATTTCTAATGGAGATAGAATGCAACAAGAACGAACACAATTTATTAAACACAAATTACCCTGTCCTAAATGTAGTAGCAGTGATGCTGTATCTCTGAATGAGAATGGCTCAGCTAAATGCTTTAGTTGTAATACATTCTTTACAGATTACGACAACGAATCAACAGGAAAGGTAATTGAAATGACAAGCAAACCCAAACCCGATAACACATTTCTTACATCATACACTGGTGCTTATGGTGCTTTGACTGACAGAGGTATCTCTGAAAACACAGCAACTAAGTTCGGTGTAAAGATAGTCAAGGATAGAAACAATGGTGTCACCCAACACATATACCCATACTTTAATGGGAGTGAGATTGTTGGAACTAAGACAAGATTTGTAGCTAACAAAGGCTTCACATGTAACGGAACATTCGAGGACACAGGTTTGTTTGGAGAACAACTGTATGGAAATACAGGTGGTAAGTACCTGACTATTACCGAGGGAGAGTGTGATGCTATGGCAGTACATGAACTCTTCCAAGGTAAGTGGTCGGTAGTATCTTTAAAACGTGGAGCTTCCTCTGCTGTTAAAGATATACGAGAGAGCATTGAGTTTGTAGAATCATTTGACAATGTGGTTCTATGTTTTGATAATGACAAGGCAGGTAAAGATGCGGCTAAAGCTGTAGCTAAGATACTAAAGCCTAACAAAACTAGAATCATGTCATTCCCTAACGGGTTCAAAGATGCAAACGAAATGCTTAAGCAAAAGAAATTCCAAGAGTTTACCCAAGCTTGGTGGAATTCTAAAACGTATACTCCTTCAGGTATCATGGAACTATCATCTCAAAAAGCTGACTGGTTACATAGAGAAGAGAAGGAGAGTATTGCATATCCATGGGACGGACTGAACAAGAAGTTATATGGTATGCGTAAAGGAGAACTTGTTACCCTTACAGGTGGAACAGGTCTCGGTAAGTCTAGTGTGACAAGAGAACTAGAACACTGGCTTATTAAAAACACAGAAGACAATGTAGGTATTGTAGCACTTGAAGAGAACTGGTTGAGAACTGCTGATGGTATACTATCTATCGAAGCTAACGATAGGATATATTTATCTGAGAAGCGTAAGAATTATACAGACGATGACCTTATGGGTTTGTTTGATAAGGCTATTCCTTCAGGCAGGGTGTTCATTCACTCTCACTTAGGTGCTACTGACATTGATGATATCTTTGCCAAGCTTAGATATATTATTGTAGGATGTGAATGTAAATGGGTAATCGTTGACCACTTACATATGCTTGTCAATGTTCTCCACGAAGGAGATGAAAGACGAGGTATTGATATGTTGATGAATAGATTACGTAGCTTAGTTGAAGAGACTGGTGTTGGTATGATATTGGTATCTCATTTACGAAGAGCAAGTGGAGACAAGGGACATGAACAAGGTATTGAAGTGTCCCTCTCTCACCTCAAAGGCTCACAAGGTATAGCACAGCTATCGGATTGTGTGATTGCACTAGAGAGAAATCAACAGGCAACTAATCCCGAAGAAGCTAACCTTACCAAGGTTCGTGTACTTAAGTCTAGGTATACTGGAGACACAGGATTAGCTTGTGGTCTAAGATATAACGCTGATACAGGTAGACTGTTTGAAGTATCAGAGGAGGAAACATTTGACAATGAACAATTCTAAAATAATATTTGACATCGAAGCCGATGGCTTAGACCCTACAGTTGTGTGGTGTATCGTAGCTAAAGAATTAAATGGTGCTGTCCATAAGTTTGACAACACTCAGATAGCTGAAGGACTTAAGTTCTTAGAAGCTGCTGATGTATTGATTGGACACAACATCATAGGCTATGATATACCTGTGTTGCAGAAACTGCATGGTGTAGAACTCACTAACAAGTTAGAAGATACACTTGTCATGTCAAGACTATTCAATCCTATCCGTGAGAACGGACATAGTTTGAAGGCTTGGGGATGGCGTGTTGGTTGTTTAAAACAAGAGCAACCTGAAAACTTTGATGAGTTCACACCGGCTATGTTAGATTACTGTGTTCAAGATGTAAGATTAAACGAAGCTGTATACAACCACTTGATAAAAGAAGGTAAGATATTCAGTGAAGAATCTGTTAAGCTTGAGCATGATGTAGCTAAGATAATAAAACAACAAGAGAAGAACGGATTCTTTTTCAATACTCAACAAGCTATGGAACTGTTAGCTGAACTCAAAGACAAACAGTTACAAGTAGAGGATGAAGTACACAGTACTTTCAAACCTAAACTAATGGATGATAAGTTAGTTACACCTTACATTAGGAAAGACGGACAGTTATCTAAACGTGGACTGACGGATACTGAGTATCAAAAATGTTTAGATACAAATGACTTTGAACCTTTTATGAGACAAAAGTTAGTTGACTTTAATCTTGGTAGTCGTAAACAAATAGGAGAATATCTTATT